GAGCAGGGATGGTCTCGACCGGGACGATGCCGTTGGTGACGACCTTGATACGCTTCTTCGGATATCCGGTAACCTTGTGGATTTGTTTGGCGTACCATTTCGATACAGCCCAAATCTCGTCGAAGGTCCAACCGATCTGATCGAGTGCGAGACCAAGGCCACGGTGCGTCGCGATGTCATGACACCACAGAACCTTCTTCTTGGCCTGTGACGGGACGGCTACCAGTCGAGGATCGCGCGAAGCGATCAACAGGTCGATCTGTGTCGCCGATGCGAAATTCTGGAAGTTGTTGATGTGAACCCACCGAACGCCATCTTCGCATTCTTCGCCGTTGTGGACGAAGTCGGGCTGACCCTGTTCCGGTAGCTGACAGAAGACGGTGACGTAGTGACCCTTCTGGCGAAGCTGTTTCGCCAGCATCAGTACGGCGGTCTCAGAACCACCGAGAGATTTGTGAGTGAGGGTGTTCGGGCCGAACGGCATGCCGCCAGCGGCGATAACGATTTCCATATTTGCACCCCTGCAAAAAAAGTTGAGGACGAGACGCCGGGGCACGAAACGTCTCGCCCTCGGGTCCGATCAGACCCATCCATTATACAGTAAGAAAAAGGGAGGCACAATGGCCTCCCTCAATCCCTTAGCGTCAGACCGATCAGATGACCGACTGGACGCGGATGGCGAGATCGCTGGACACGACCTTTTCATCCTGATAGTAGCCGACCTCGATGTCGAACTTCTTCTTCCGACTGTCGAAGGGATGGCGCTGAACCGCGAAGGGAGTGCCAAGCAGCGGCGACGTCCAGCGGAAAGCGTTCAGCCAAGTGTCGGTGAAACGACCCTGCAACAGATTGACCTTGGCGAGCCACATGTGGTTCCCCCAAGCATCCGACAGGGACCACGAACCGTTTTCGGTCTCGGTCTCGGCGAACAGGTTGATCTGAGCAGCCGGAACCAAAATCTGACCGACACCGATCAAGGTGGCAATCTGAGTTTCGGTGACCAGACCACCGCGATCACCAAACAGGATGTCGCGAAGCTGATCATTCCGGCGCAGGTGCGTCATGACCTGCTCAGGGATGATGGCGATGTTCGGCTTGAGGCCGGTCGCCTGACGGAAGTTTTCGACCTCAGACGCCATGTCGTCCAGCGGGCGCGAACCCGTGGTGTTCGACCAAGCGGTGTTGATCGAGGTCACGGTGCCAACGTTGGTCGTGTTCACCGCGAGCGCGGCAACGCGAACTTCGTAATCGACCAACAGGCGATCCGTGAGGTTCAGCGCGGACGTTTCCGCCCAAGCAAGAACTTCATCAGCATTGACCTGATCTTCAACCGGCCAGTCGGTCGCCAGCGCGTAGTTGGGCGCGTAGTAGGTGTCCGACGTTACGGTGAAGTGGACCTTCTTGGCTTCCGTACCGGGAGCGCGAGCCGACAGGTTCGTCTCTTGGCGACGGAAGTGACCGTGGTTGTACTTGTAGAAGATGTCCGACTGCTTGCTCACCGGAGTGACAGGCAGGAGGGCATCCGCAATGAAACCCTCGGGACGACGTCCTACGACGACGTTCGAGAGCGGCTGATCTACGTGAAGATCGCGACCAGTGTTCGGAGTAGCGGGCATTTCTTAATCCTCCTGCTCAGGCGCTGTTAACGGTGACTGCGTACGGCGCGAGTTCGAGAGTGAACACGGAACCGGAAGCAGCGGTTGTCATGGCGCGACCCATGACGATTTTCGTCTGGAGAAACTGTCCAGCGGAACCGGCGTTGATGGTTCCGAAAGCCAAGGTTTCGCCAAAGCCAGACGCGGCGCTGACGATCCAATCACCAGCAGTAACTGCGCCACCGGCATCGACACGAACGCGACCACGAAGGGCAACGGTCGCATGCTCACCAGCTTGCGGCTTATTCATGAGGACACCCATCCCGCCGCGAGCGAGAGAGTGACCGATTACGCCAACACCGACGTGGTCAACGAAGCGATGCTGCAAGGCAGACATGTCGCCGGAAGCCACGAAGGTTTCAGCTTCGACTCGATTTGTATCAGCCATCGCTTAGTCCTCCATCTGGAAGTAGCGCGCCTTCAGAGCCTCGTCTTCGTCGAGGACCAGCTTGCGAGCAGTGGGGTAGTCAAGACCTTCTTTGGCAGACATCTTCTGCTTGGCCTTGGCATCGACTTCGGTCGCGGCAGTCGAGAACTTCTCGTCCCGTCCACCCTGACCGCTTTCGGAGAGGTCCACCTTGGTCGGGAGACCGTCGATGAAGTCAGCGAAAAGCTTGTTGAGCGACGTTTCACCGTCACCGAACTTGACGTTGCCACTGAGGTTCAGCGCAAACGCCAACGCGGCGTCTTTCTGCTTCGGCATCAGCTTGCCGTCTTCGATGGCCTTGTCGACCATGCGGCTGGCATCAGCCTTGCGGCTGTCGTCTTCGAAAGTACGAAGTGAGTCTTCGGCGGTCTTCTGAGCCTCAACGGCGGTGTCACGCTCACTCTTGATCGTGGCAACCTCGTCACTGAACTCGGCGCGAACCTCGTCCTTGGCTTTGGCAACCGCCGCCTCGACGAGAGTGTCGAGTTGTTCCTGAGAATAGGTTGCCATGTCGTTTTGCTCCTGTAGCTCGACGAGTTCACCTTGGAGGTCCGTATCCGGCTCCTCGGTAAACAATGTGGCAGCAAGCTCTTTCAAGCCTTTGACTGCCGGGAGTTCAGCGCCCAAGAGGGCGACCGCCGTAAGAACGTTGCTGAACGTATTCCCATTAAACTCTGTTTTCGGGAACATTTCAATACTTACGGAATTGAACCGACGCTGTTTAATCAAGTCGTACAGTGCGTCGGGAACGTTCGTGAAATCGGCGACGATTTTTTCGCCTTCGATCCGAAGCTTCTCGACGAAGCCAAGGTTCGGAGCACCCTTGCGGGCACCAAAGAATTTCATGACGTCGTCATGGCCGAGTTTAAGAACCGGCTGGTATCCGCCGATGCCCGAAAGCTCGTTGAAGGAATTGACCATCTTCGTGAGATCGTCTTGAGTGATCTCGACAGTCTGACTTCCGCGATGCTTTCCGGTGGCGAAAATTTCCACGCCTTCGATTGTCTTTGCCATTACGAACCCTCGGTGATTGTGAAGCTGGCAGTGCCGGGAACCTGACCCTTGCCGGAACCATCTACGACGCTCGATGCGGGCGGCGCGACCGTGACGATCTCATCGTCGGTCGTGATCGAGTAGCCAGCCGTGGCGGGCAGGGTGAGCGTCAGGACCGTTGCGCTCGTGCGCGCGAGGTTGCCATGAGCCAGAGCGACCTCCGCGTTCCAGCCAGCGGCATCGGCGAGGTTGCCAGTGATCGCGGCGAGGAAAGCGGTCGTGATAGCATTGTCCGCACCAATCGTCGCCACCCATTCGTCGTTGGACAGGGTGATGATAACGGTCTCGCCACCAGTGACGATCTCGCTTTCGAGAACGCCGCCAGCGACTGCGGTGCCGGTGAGCGCGATAGTCGCAGCGTAGTCCGTGTCGTCATACGGATTTGACCTGAACATGTCGTTGCGCGATTTGTGGTTTCGCGCCTGACTGAACACGATCTCTTTCTGAGCGATACGGTCGCGACGCGCGGCCTCATTTCTTGGGTAGCGAATTGTCTTTGACATCAGAGTTCCTTCCAGAACATGTCCATCCCGAAATCACCGGAACCACCACTCTCGTTAATGAGGAGGAGCGAGTAGTCGCTGGATCGCGGCAGGATAAAAGTGTAGTAGGGCGTGCGACCGTTGAGTTCAGAAACCAAAATCTCTGTCGTTCCTGTCGTGCTGGCACTATTGGAGATAGACGCTGTCGATGTTGCGGCACCGGGGCGACGATCACGATTGTACGGCGTCTTCGCGGTGCCGATGGCATTGATCGACCCAACCTCTCGAACCGACAAGACCCCCTGTAATCCCTGACCAGAAATTGAAAACTCCAAGTCCTTGGCGTTGGTTCGGAGGACGACATTCTGGATGCCGTTATTTGCTAGATTGGCGACACGAACGGAATGCGTGAAGACATCCCCATTTGAGATATCAGCACCCAACTGCGTCTGAACAACTGAGAAGTCTGGATAGCCCAATTGATTATACTCCAAATAGGATTTTAAGCGGAGAACCGCTCGTGGTTGAGGTCACGTTGACCATAAAGGCTGCGGGCATAAACCCTTCGTCGAGAGCATACATGCCAGCCGCAGCAATTGAAAGAGCAGGACCACTACGGCGTTGACGCTGCAACGATCCGCCGACGTCGAGGAAAGCGAAGTCGTCTCCATCTCCAACTTCGAGGAAGACGCGACCAGTTACTTCGAGCCAATTCGTGCCGACGTTCGTTACGAAGTCGAAGTCCTGCGTGGCGTAGATTTCTGCTCTGAACGGATCAGGGGATGCGAACTGAAAGATAGCGCGGCGCTCGGTTCCATTGAGGTCTTTCAGACCTACGTGGTAACTGCCGACGCCGGTCGACCCTATGAGCGTTGTTATGCGTGCCATGTTTCTCTCCTAGATTCCGGACGGCGTGCCGATATTCGTCGGCTCGTACCACTCCAAATTTACAGCAAAGTCTGCCGCTCCATTTGATACGTTCGTGAAGCGAATTGCATAGATACCTTCTTCAAGAAGGAACTCGGGGAAGTCTCCCGTACTTCCGCCAGCCGCCCTACCGGCAGCACCGGCAGCACCGATAATCGTCTCTACGATAACTGCGCCGACGACGTTGACACTGGAGGTGTGATGGACGTACGCGCTCGATATATGTGTTGCGAACTCGCCGTTGTGATTGAACGCGGCTTGCGATGTTCCGTCCGTGAAAGATGAGACCTGCATGAAGTCAACGCGCGCCGCAGCACCGCCTTGAACGAAGCCAAGTAAGTGCATTTCACCAGATAGCAACTCGAACACCGTATCAACAGTCGCGCCAGCGGCAACGTCCTGATATCGCTTAGACCAATTCCACGCCGTACCCTCATGGACACGGAAATGAAAGTTGTCGAGAATAGAATATGTGTTTGCTCTGCGATCAAATACTGGCGGCATTATTCTGCCCTCACGATAAAGAGCTTCCATCCCGTCTTACGGTACAGGAAGTTGCGCACCGGACGCATCCCAACATATTTCGCTGCGATGCGCGTTGCCACGTTACCGGCGAACACGCCGAGCGCCACGGCGATGAGCAGGGGAAGATCAAGTTCGAGCATTTGTCGTCCCCGGTTCAGTTTTGCGTGCGCCGCCCGGTCCCTTGTCCGTGCGCTGGTTCCCTTGGTCTGCCGCTGGCGGTGGCTTGTTTGGATCAGCGGGCGGCGGCAAGGGTTGCGGGCGAACGACTTCATCTTCTGGATCACCTTCCTTTCGCAATGGCAGACCGAGAATCGAACGAGCATAGTTCACATCCTCTTGATCCATGTCGATCATTCCTGCCGCGTGCAACAGGCGGATGGTGTCCGCAACCTCGATGCCCTCAAACTCACCGTAGTCTTGCCAGAGGAAAGTCGGGTACAGACCGTCATGCTCGAAGTTCATATCGACGAGAGGCTTGATGACCTGCTCGTGGAATGTCTCCATCAAGTCTTTTCCGAGTTCGTCAGCCATTTTGAACAGAACGCGAAGCTGCAAGCGAGACTGACTGTCCGCGCCGCGCGACACGCCTTCGCCGCCCATGCCAAGCAGGGCGACAACGAGCAGGGCGCGGGAGATCGCAACGTCGTGATACGACAGTGCTTCCGCGTAGCTCGCCTGTCCAGACCGGGTTGCCTCGATCAGTTCGATCTCGACGCCCTCGGGCACCAAGATTTCCGCTTTCGTCGACAATCCGGTCAGAATACCTTTCAGTGTCTGCTTCAATTCAGCAGACGCACCGAGAGGGTACTTCATCATCGTCATCGGCGACCCAAGCCGTTCGAGGAATACGTTCCAGAAATTGATGAGGAACTTCTTCGCCCACCAGTTCCGGTACGCCGACCGAAGGTCAGACACGCCGTACGGGTTCTGGAACTCGCTCTGGTGAGCGTAGTGCCAAATCTTTTCGGTCTTGAGTGTGATAATCTCGCCGTACGAACCGTCCTGCCGGAACTCCAGCACGTTGCCGTGCTTGTCGGCAATGATCTTGATCTGCTCAGGATCGCGCGCCTTGATGTTTTTCAGCATCACGCGCTTCTCGCCCTCGTAATCTTTGATCTCCCACAGGATTTCGCTTGCGGAGAAACCGAAGTCGAGTGCCGACAGACCTTCACGGACGATACGCTTGAAATTGATATGTTCGAGGTTCGCCTTGACGAACTTCGCGATCTTCTCAGCGTCTTCGTTCTCGGCCTCGGCGGGCTTCACTTCCCACGCGCGACCGTATACGAGGATTTTCTTGAATGCGAGCGTTGCCTTGATCTGATCGTCGTGACGCATGTCACGGTAAATCTGCCACCCCTTGCGGTTGATGAGGTCATCGACAGGCAGGAACTCCACGCCACCGTTCTTGGCGGGCAGGTACGAGCGCATCACTTCGCCGTCGACAACCATGCTCTCCTGCTCGATGGCAGCAGGGCGTCCTACGCGGCGTTCGCTACCAGCCTTGATCCGGATGCGGGGCTTGATTGCCATTGATTTCGACCCTCGTTAACGATTTCAGCGCCCCATAAGGGGATTTCTCAGGGATTTTTAGAACCCACTTCTATATAGTTCAATGACTTAACCCGCGCTGCACGTTGGAAGGTGTAACCTAAGAATCTTAGGTAGCATTTACTTCCTCGCGCGTGGTACTACCAAAGCTCCATCTCTGCCATCGGTCGTTCTTCACCCTGAATGATATCATCCTCGGAAATGGCCGTATTGTGACTTTGGAAAGAGTACCACGGGGCGCGGCCCATTACAATAACATCGGCCCGGTCAGGGCTTGCGTCGTCGCCGAGACGGTCGCGCATCTTGTTCTTGCTCTCGACGAGGATGCGTTCCTTCTCATTGTAGCCGTATTGCACCGAAGCGATCTGGTTCACCAGAACCTCGTCGTCGGGGATGTGCATGAGGTTGGCTTCGAACGCGCGCCGGGTGTACCACCAATCCCTGCTGCGCCGGTTCGCGAACATCCGGCAGTCGTCCTCGGGGTCTTTGCCCGCCTTCATGCTCTCGCCGCCGTTGTACGGCGTGATCGTACCGACATCCCGGCGACGCAGTCCATCGACCACACCGCCACCGACGCCCGGCTCATCGACGACGATCCGCTCAACACGCAATCCGGATGCCGTAATCTGTATCACGGCATCGACAACGATATCCTCGCACTGCACGGTCGACGTTTTCGCCCATACCTGCATCTTGAGACAATGACCGCGCCGGAACCACGCCAGCACCGTTTCATCGCCACCCTGCCGGGCGACGTCCATGACAAGTGTTACGGGGTCAGCAATAGGATCGAGGTTCCCAACTTCCACGCCGACCGCGTTTTCCGCCCATTGCAGGGGAATACAGGCCGCGTCGTCCAATCGGGGGAACAGCCCGCGCACACGCACATCGTATACCGCGCTGTCAAGCCCGTATTTCTTCTCCATCGTGTCGCAGTATTTTTTCGTGACACGCTTCGAGTAATAGATTTTGCCGTGGTTCTGCTTCGTCTCACCGGCAATCGCCTGAATGTTCGGATCGCCAGAGATCGTATACAGATTGTAGAGGTCAGCATTCTTGTGGAAGGCGTTGTAAAGCTCGCCCGACGTGAAGTTGGGGTTCCCCGTCAGCAACAGCTTCGCCGTCTGCCCTTCTTCCTCGGCATTCGACATGATACCTTCGATGACCTCGAAAACCTCTGCCGGAATAGCTGATGCTTCGTCTCCCTGCACCATTATGTCCGTGCCATGAAACCCCTGAAGGTTTGCGGACTTGTTGGATGTGCGCGCTACAGCGAACCATGTCTTCGGGTGCTGCTTATTCCGAATGTGCCCTCCCGAAATGTCCCACCGCGCTGAAAGTCCTTCTGGCATATGGACGTGCCATTTGGCGTACTCGGGCCATAGGACGTCATGCAATTGCGCGAAAGTTGGCGCGGTCGACACAACACGGCTCTGCTCGTGCAAATTCAGGAACAGCCAGCCCGCCCACGAAAGAAGGGTAGTCTTGCCGACGCCGTGGCCCGACTTCGCCGCAACGCGGTCCTTGCCACCTGTGAAGATGCTCTGGATGATATCGCCCTGATAATCCTCGGGCGTGACGTTGAACCAGTCCTTGATCGCTTCGTTGGGGTTCTTTCGCCAGAACTCGAACGCCTTCTCGATCTGGTTCATTCTCGCTCCGCTGCATTCGACAGGGTCGCTTCCCAACCGCTATCGCCACTCTTGTCGATCTTCTTGTTGACCGACATACGTGGCAAGACCTTGTCCGAAAGGAACTTCATGACTGGAACACGGTCGATCAGGGGCAGGGTCTCATACTGGACCTCCATCTCACCCTGATCGTTGATTTTGAAAGTTGGTATCGGTTGCCCCATCGCCACCGCGATCAGCATGCCAACAGGGTCAGCTTCGTCCTGAATACGAACTACGTGCTGCTCGATTGTGACAGGCTTGCCATCCGTGACGTACTGAACCTGCACCATCTTCCCTCGGATGGCGGGCGGCACGAAGACAGCCTGTGGGATACTGCCATCCTCAAGCTTCATCGCGCGCGTGGTGTATTTCTTGAGTTCTTTCTTCGACATTGTGCCCTCAAAAAGTTGAGGGAGGACCGAAGCCCTCCCCCGGTATTAGACGCCCTTGGCACCATGCGGGGCCAGTTCAGCCAGCGGCGAACTTTCAGGCAGGTCGAGAGGAGTGACATCCTGCACGTAGGTCTGCATGAAGTTCAGCATCTTGGCAGTGATCGCGCGCAGACGGTCGATGTCGTGCGTGATGACCGTCGAGGCATAACGCGCCGACTGTCCGTTGATCGCTTCCGTGCGGAACGCTTCGACGAGGCGAATGTACTGATTGACCACTTCGCTCTCGACGTTCTGCGGCGTCGGCTTGGGCTTCAACTCGTACTGACGAGGATGGGTTTCCGGCAGATCGAGCAAGGGATTATTCTCGATCCAATCCATCTTCTGATTGAGAGCGTCGATATAGGACAGCATGCGGGTCTGATCGTGGACCGTCATACCGGATACGCCATTCGACTGAGAACGCTCAAGCTCAGTAATGAAGCGGTTGCACATGTCGTACAAGAAAAGCACGTCATGGTTAAAGATGAACTCGGGATCGCCTTCCATAGTATCCTCCAATTGGAATGGTAGTGTCGGCACGATACACGTTGCACGTGGTAGGTGCAATACAAGCTAAATCCCGTTTTTCGTGGCGCGTGAAAATTGGGATTAGGTACTTGCGTTTCTCACATTCATTCAGAAACGGGTAAGGGGTGCCTCGATGGCATTCGATTCAAATTTGCCAAAAACACCGGCCTCCTTCGCCTCAAACACGCATCAAATGTGAATTAAATGTAGATAGATCACATTTAATCTAAATATATCATATACATAGCACGTAAATCATCCACATATGCACGTAATACGTGCCATATACATACATAATACAACACAAATGTTGCGTATCGCGCCTTGCACGTATCGTGCAACGTGGCAAGCGAAAAGATTGATTGACAGGCAGGGCGATTGATGTCGTGGAACGTGTCACGTAGGACGTGGAAAGTGTTAACAAAAGGTTAACAGGGAGGGAAATAATAGAACAAATGCAGTACAATTCGTTAACGCCCTCGGACGTTAACCTTTTGAATCGTTCTAAAGTAGGGGCGTGCCGAGTGTTAATATATGGTTAACTTTTGTTCGTTGGCGCAAGGGTCGACCCTTTAGCGTATGGTGCGACATATGGCGCAACGCAAGGCAGGGAAAGGCGATTAATCGTGCGAGCCTTCCCTATAGGGTATTACTAAAAAGTAAATACTACCCTGAATAACAGGGTATTATGTGAGCAACGCGCCAGTTGACAGGTTGAAAGAAAAGTAAACGATACCTAAAAATTTTGTGTAGCATTTACTTTTCCGGCGGTCCCTATAGGGGCGGCTTGCATACCCTGCCGCCCCTGCCACGTCTCACGTCACAATCTTAAAGCCGCTCGAACGCCCGTAGCACGCTAGATAATCCTCACACGTCATATAGACGGGCGCACGATTTGCCCAAGCGGGCGCAAGCGCATAGAGCAACGCCAATGCTTCATCCCTATTGCGCGGCACGTCTTCGGTCATTTGCCATCCCGTGCCGTCTTTGCACGTGGCATAGTTACCGCTAAACATCGTGCGACCGCCAGTCGTTTGAAACGACACGACGCGGTCACCTGTACCGTCTGTATAGAAACCATAAGACCCTGATTTCGACCGATAGACAAAAAGACCGTAATTCCGAAGGGTCGTTGCGATTTCGTCGAAAAGCGCGCGTTCGTACATGTGTAACATTTTCTTAATCCCTCACAAAACCAGAAACATCGTATCGCGCCTTGCCCTTGGCACATAGCCCGACAATGACGCCTTGCGGATCGAGAAACCGCAAATCGTGCTCGCTACCATCCACGACGGCGGCATGGCAGGAATTAACAAACGTTTCCCCCACACGGTCGCGTACGGGCAATTCCTTGCGGTATACGACCGCCACGTTACCCTGCCTGTTCAATACTTCAAACGCCCGGCTTGCGTTGTTCTCGGCATGCGAAAAGGTCAGGTGATAGTTCGCGGGCAATTCCTTGCGGTTCCATCGCTTCGTATAGTCGTAAAATTGCAAATCGGGGAAAAGCGACATAACGTTCGGCGCATTGCCAACACGAACACGTTCCCAAGGGATATCCGACGTGCCGTTTAATCGAACGCAAGGCGTCAAACCTTTGCGCGTGGCGCGCTTTACGAATTTTCCGATTTCATCGACCAATTGCGCCATGAAGGCAGGTCGATCATTGAAATAAAATTGCGTTTTCTTAATTCGTGCGGCTTGCGTTTGCGTGAACGCGCCACGTCCGGCGGTATTCAAGCACGACGCAACGCAACCCGTCGATGCGGTCGGGCATACCTGAAAACCTGATAAATCAGAAGGCGCAAGGTATAGGATCGCGGTCATAAATCCGCGCTTTTGACCTTTCACGGTCTTCGCGTTCGCGTCGATGTTCAAAAGCTTTTGCATGGTTTCGTTCCTTAGTTCAATGAAGGTCAGAGAATACCCTTCAAACGTTAACAATTGGTGAACGTCGACCCTGAATTTTCGCGGATTTCGACAAGCCGTCCGGCTTTCGTGTCAGGCCATCGCTGGCAGTATGCAACGGTAATCAATCGCTGGTCGTCAAAATAGCAATGCTTTTGTCCAACCGCGCCGATTGCGTCGCGTGTCGGGTCGTACCAAACCCGCGACCCTGCCATACTGCCAATTTCCATATTGGCGGCAATTTCGACCGCTTGGCGCATTACTTCGTTATACTTAGGATGATTTATAGCAAGCATGTAAATTTCCTTTGGTTCGAGTGTTACGCGGTTTAATGCTTCAAACGTCATAATACTTGACAGTCCGAACAACGCCCGGCTTGCAACGTTCATTGTACCAGTCCGTGCCCATTTCCGCCTTTACCGCTTTACTGTCAAACGTCCAACGAACCGCTTCTGTTATCGACGCATAAAACGCAACGCCC